TAGAGGGGGCGAGTAACATCGCCCTTTCTTTTTAATTAAATACCTCTATACTATAAAAATTACCTTAACAGTCGTATAATACGGCTGACATTTGCCAAGATAAGGAGATTTACATGGCTAATACAACTTTTAAGGGTAACGTCCGAGCTGAAAACGGATTTACTCAATTCTCAACTGCCGCTGATACGGGCATAGAGACTACTAACACTACAATTGATTCAAGTGGTAACGTCTCTGTAGGTGGTACACTTGCTGCTGCTGGAGCTTTAACCAGATTAACACCAGAAAACATTATAGATTGGGATTACATCTCATGTCCAACCCCTATTGTTGGAACGCTCACAGGAGCAGGTGGTGCTGATGGAGTTATGGCAGACGGTGAATTATTCAGTATGCTTTTTCCTGGAAAAAATGGTCAAGTAACACAAGTTCAGGGTAGCATGATTGCCGCTCATACAGTTGCTGCAAGTGGCTTTATGGTAGAGGGAACAATTCCAGCCGTTGACACAAATAGTACAGCTGCAGGTTTAAACCTTCAAGGTGATGCAGCAACTGCTGACAACACAGGTTTAGAACTTATCTTTGGTGGATCACAGCATGGTGGTGGTGCTTCTTGCACTATTGGTACTCATGCAATGGTTTTTGATGCAACCTTTAATAGTGTTGACTTCACTGACCAAGATTGTGTTGCAATTGGATTTAGGAAAGTAGAAGAGTTCCAAACAGGACACCAAGCTATCATAGCAGCGGCATCAGGTGATGCTGTTTATACAGACTATGTAGCTTTTGGTGTACTGTCCCCAGATGATGTTCAAATATCTACTAGACTTAATGACGGTACAACAGCACATGTGGACTCAACTCAAGCAACAGCCGCAAGTGGTAATCATAGATTCCAAGTTACTGTAACTTCTGCTGGTGTTGTAACATTCGCTCATATTGGTGCGGCTGTTATGAGTGCAGGTACATTAGCTGCACCAAGCACAACAAAAGCATTTACTTTTGATGATGGTGATGTGGTAGTTCCTTATTTAAGTATTTTAAGTACAAACCAAGATTCTGCGATACACTTAAAAGCTATCAAGATAACTCGTACACCGGGAATTAGTTACACAGACTAATACCTAACTATATAGTGGGGGTTAATTACCCCCACACTTTTATAAGGAGAATAATATGGGAATGTCAGGTGGTAAGTCAGACGTAAAACCAGCTTTTATAAGTGATGAAGTTGCTGCAGATGATAACTTTATTGTTACAGCAGCAAGACCAGATACAACAGCAACATTAGCGAATACAGCTTTTGCTTCTGGGGGTGCTAGAATTTTATCAGTAAAAACTTCTGGTACTGGCGATAATGCTAAAACAAACACTATTGTTGGAACGGATGTTTTTGATAATGCTTTAACAGAAGTAATTGTTTCTACTGGTTCTGCTGAAGCTGTTGATGGTACTAAATTTTTTAAAACAGTTACTTCAATTACAAGTTCTGCTAAATTCGCAGCTAATATAGAAATAGGTTCTATTGCTTCTGCTGCACAAGCCGTTGGTGGTGGCATTAGAGTTCGTCTAAAAGGATTCTCAATTGTATCTGGTGGCTCTACTGGAACTGTTGAATTTATTGAAGGAACTCCAGAATCAGGAACAGTATTGTTTAAAGCAAGAACAATAGGAACTGATAATACAACGCTTGATAGAACTATACCTCAAAATGGTGTTTTATTTGAGAGTGGTTTAAGTATTAGATACACTGTTGGCACAGTAGATATGATGACGTTCTTCTTCGCATAGAGGTAGAGATGGCTGAGAAAAAGAAAAAAGGCACTATGAAAGGTCACACCATAGGTGGTGGACAGAAAAGACCTACGAAGTCTGGTGCTGGCATGACTGCAAAGGGTGTCGCTAAATATCGTAAAGACAATCCTGGCAGTAAATTAAAAACAGCAGTAACTGGTAAAGTTAAGGCTGGTAGCAAGGCATCAAAAAGACGTAAGTCTTATTGTGCAAGAAGTGCAGGACAAATGAAGAAGTTCCCTAAAGCCGCTAAAGATCCAAATAGTCGTTTACGACAAGCTAGAAAAAGGTGGAAATGCTAATGACTGCAAAAGAAGTGTTAAAATTATTAGAAAAGCATGAGGAATCTTGTGACAAAAGATACTCTGATATTCAAGATCACCTAAAAAGACTAGACAACAGACTTTGGATGATAGTTACTTTAATTGTAGTAGCGTCTGGATTGGAGCAGTTAATATAATGGCTATGGGTAGATCTCAAATGAGTATGCAAATATCTAAGCCTCCTTCAAAGAAAAAGAAGATAAAGAAGATAAAGACAGTAGTAAAGGTAAAAAAGAATGCCAAAAGACGCTTGTTACAGAAAAGTTAAAGCAAGATACAGAGTTTTCCCTTCTGCGTATGCTAGTGGAGCTATTGCAAAATGTAGAAAAGTTGGAGCTGCTAACTATGGAAATGCAAAAAAGAAAGCTGAAGGTGGTGTTGTTGAGATGAAAAAAGGAGGTTCTGTTGCAAGAGGCAAAAGAAAAAGAACATCTAAAAATCCAAAGATAGCCAGAGGATGTGGCATAGTTATGGAAAACAGACGCAAAGTTACAAAGTATAGATAATGGCAGTTCGTAAAACACAAAAAGGTCTGGCTTTAAAAAGATGGTTTAAGGAAGGCTGGAAAGATGTTAAAACTGGTAAAGCGTGTGGTCGTCAAAAAGGTGAGAAAAGAGGCACTCCTTATTGTCGCCCAAGCAAAAGAGTTTCTTCAAAAACTCCAAAAACTAGTTCAGAGATGACATCAGCAGAAAAAAGAAGTAGAATAAGTCAGAAGAATAAAATAGGACAACCCGCAGGTAAACCAAGAAGAGTTAAATCTCTTAGGAGAAAAAAGAAATGACAACTTCTAGCTCAACAAACTTTGAACTTGACGTAGCTGATTATATTGAAGAAGCCTTTGAGAGATGTGGATTAGAAGTTCGTACTGGATATGATCTTCAAACGGCTAGAAGGTCTTTAAACATTATGTTAGCAGAATGGGCTAACAGAGGTTTAAACCAATGGACTATTTCACAAAGAACTCAAGCTCTAACTGCAAATGATGCAGAGTATTCTTTAGGTACAGATGTAATTGATATACTTTCTGCTGTTGTCCACAGAGGCACTACAGATTTTAGTATGTCAAGAATAAGTAGAGATGCTTATTTGTCTACTCCAAGTAAGACCACTACTGGAAGACCAACTCAGTTTTTCCTTGATAGGCAAATTACACCAAATTTAAAAATATGGCCAACACCAGAAAATAGCACAGATACGATTGTATATGATGCTTTAACAAGAATACAAGATGCAGATTCTGCTGTAAACACAATGGAAATACCATTTAGATTTTATCCTTGTCTAACTGCTGGTCTTGCCTACTATATAGCTATGAAAAAAGCTCCTGATAGAATACAATTATTAAAAAGCGTTTATGAAGAAGAATTTGAAAGAGCTATAGGAGAAGATAGAGACAGATCTTCTTTTACTGTAACACCTCAATTAAGTTTTTATAAGGTAGGATAATGGGAGCTTTTGCGTCTGGTAAACACGCTTATGGATTATCAGATAGATCTGGATTTAGATACAGATTAAAAGATATGCGTAAGGAATGGACAGGATTATTAGTAGGCAAAGATGAGTATGAGGAGAAGCATCCTCAATTAACTCCTCCAAAAGTTTCAACTGATCCAGAGGCTATAAGAAATGCTAGACCAGACAATGATGATGATTTTACTGTTTTTACTATTTATACAAACACAGGTTTAGGTATAATAGGTTCTAAATTAAACACTTTTGAAGCCACATCTTCTTTAGGCAGCGTAACGGTGAGTATAACATAATGGCATGGACATTAACTACATTAACTCAATCTATTAAAGATTGGACAGATAATTCCGAAACAACATTTGTTGCAGAAATACCTTTTTTTATAACGAATGCAGAAGAACGAATATTTAAATCTATAGATTTAGAGTATTTTCGTAAAAATGCTTCTGGATTATTCACTAGTGGTAATAAGTTTTTGTCTATGCCTAGCGATTATCTTTCTTCTTTTTCTTTAGCTTTTGTAGACTCTAGTGGCAATACTAATTTTCTTTTGCAAAAAGACGTAAGTTTTTTACAGCAATACACACCTGGTGGAAATTCAACAACAGGAAATCCAAAGTATTATGCACCTTTTGACTTTGAAACTTTTATTGTTGCACCGACTCCTGATGCTAATTATACAGCAGAACTGCACTACTTCTATAGACCAGCTTCAATAACAACAGACAATACTGGTACAACGTGGATAGGTGACAATGCTACTGATGCTTTATTATACGGTTGTTTAGTTGAAGCCTATATTTTTATGAAAGGTGAAGGAGACGTAATTAAAATGTATTCCGATAGATATGCAGAAGCTCTTTCTAGGTTAAAAAATTATGCAGAAGGAATGGAAGACAAAGACGCTTTCAGAGCAGGAAAATTACTAAAGCCAAGAACATGAGTAATTTAAAAAATAAAACAATAGCCATAGTCGGTTTAGGAAATACTTTTGCAGAATACATTCTTGCTAAAACAAGAAGTGATGCTTTTGATGAAGTATGGGCTATAAACGCAATGTCTTCTGCTATTTTCCATGATCGTGTTTTTATGCTTGATCCAGCATCTCGTTTTTTAGATGGAGAAATGGCTGGAAAACAAACAAATGTAATGAAAGAAAGATTATTACAAAAATTAAATATTCCTATTTATTCTTGTTGTTTAGACAAAAGATGTCCTGATGTAGTAGAATACCCTTTACAAGAAGTTTTACAAAAAACTAATTACGCTTACTTAAATAACACAGTTCCTTATGCGATAGCCTTTGCTATATCTCAAGAAGTTAGTAAAATTTGCTTGTATGGGATAGATTTTAGTTATAAAGATGTTCCTCATATGGCAGAAGCAGGTAGAGCTTGCACAGAGTTTTGGTTAGCTATTGCTTCTACAAAAGGAATAAAAATTGAGGTTGCACATAATTCTACCCTTTTAGATACTAATGTGCCAGATGAAGAAAAGCTGTATGGATACCATAGATTAGACGATCCCATAGTTTCTACAGTCCATGAAGGAAGTATGTTAATAACAAGAAAATCAAAATTAGAACCACCAGAGCCATTAGATGCAATTCCAAGAATATATGGTAGAGAGGAAGACACAAGATGACATTTTTTTCAGCAATACAGGGTAATACTGCTCCTGTTAATATTATGACTTCTAATAACGGAGGTCTTTCAGACGAACAAATAGCACAAATGGCAACAGATAAAATTGTTGCTGTATCTGAAAATGCTCCAGATGTTATTAGAGATCAAGCCAATGTTTTTAAAGAAAATGTTAAAAAACTTTTGTTTCATTATCTAGTCTTGGCAAGAAAAGAGGAACGTGCTACAATAGTTCATACTATAAGAAATTCAGGCCAAAAAGACTTGGCAGAATATATAAGGAGATTATAATGGCGATAGCACAAGCACTATGCACTACGTTTAAAAAAGAACTTTTAACAGCCACACATAATTTTGCTACAAACGGAAATGCTTTTAAATTAGCACTTTTCGCAGAAGGTGGCGGTGGTAAATCTTCTACTACTGCAACATTAGGTGCAGCATCAACGGTATATGTTACAACAGGAGAAGTTGCAAACAGTGGTAGTTATGCTGCGGGTGGTGGTGTTTTAACAAAAGTAGCACCAAGTAATGTCAGCACTACAGGAATTACTGATTTTGCAGATTTAAGTTTTACAACAGCAACCATTACAGCAATGGGTGCTTTAATTTATAACGACACTAACGGTGATAAAGCAGTTTGCGTGTTAGATTTTACAAGTAACAAAACATCAACATCTGGAACATTTACAATTCAATTTCCAACGGCTGATGCAAGTAATGCTATTATAAGAATTGCTTAACCGAACAATTGTAAGGTAAAATATGGCTAATATAACTGGTTGGGGTAGAGGCACTTGGACGCAAGGAGCGTGGAATAATCCTATTCCTGTTGCTGTCACTCAAAGTGCTGCAACCAGTGCATTGGGATCAGTTGTTGTCTTACCTTCTATAGAAGTTCCTACTACTCAAAGTGCCATGACGAGTGCCGTTGGAACGACAAGTTTTGTTGGTAGTGTTTCTGTAGCTGTTACACAAGGAGCTATGACAAGTGCCATTGGCTCAGAAAGTGTAACGGCTGGTTCAAATGTTACAGCTTCAAATAATTTAGGAACAGGTTCAGTAGGAACAGTTCATGCTCCAACCTTTTCAATAGGTGTTTTTCCTGTTGGTTTAAGTGCTACTGGCTCTACGGGAGAAGAAAATGTTTGGGGTTTAATAGATACTGCACAAACATCGAACTTTTCAGCTATAACAGTATCACAAACTCCAAATTGGAAGAAAATAGCAGCATAAGGATAATAAAATGGCAAGTACATATATAAATGATTTAAGATTAGAAGAAATAGCAGATGGTGAGCAATCTGGAACATGGGGAGCTACAACCAATACCAACCTAGAGTTAATTGGTGACGCATTTGGATTTGGTACAGAAGCTATAACAACTAATGCTAACACTCACACTAGTACAATAGCCGATGGGGCTGCAGACGCTGCTAGAGCTATGTACCTAGTTTATACTGGTGCATTAGACTCAACATGCACTATAACAATAGCTCCTGACACTTTATCTAAAGTTTGGTTTATAAAAAATGCCACCACAGATTCTGGCTCTAGTGGACCTTACAGC